TATCCAGCTTCTTCTCGCGCAGTCGCATCCAGGTCGTCGCGAGGCTGCCGACCATGCCGAACAAGCCGCCAGACCCAGCGTTAAAAAGCAGTTCCGTGAACCAACTCATCAAAAAAGGCGCTGGCGTTAAACGGGAACGCTCGGCCAATTAACATCGAACGGGAATCCGGCCTGATCCGGTACGTCGCGCAGCGCTTGACGATAAGCCGCCCACTTCGCTTTGGCCACGTTGTCGAGCGGAGTGTCGTCGACCTGCGTCCAGTCGCATTGCGTCAGCCGACTGTTGCGGTCATGCCTAACGTGCTCGATCTTGTCCTTGGTCTCCTTAGCGATCTCGGCGTCTGTCTTGTAGCGGTAGACGCGAGTTTCTACTACCTTGTCGGCCAGCACTTGGACGATGGTCTTGTCGAGCACTTCTCCACCGTTGTCGATGGTCTCATAAGGCAACCAGCCTAGCGCGCGCAATCCTTTGTCGTCCATGTAACACAGTCCAGACACGTTCCGCCAGCCGTTAGGCACTGAGCGTGGACCGTCAATGACTTGTCCGTTTTCGGTGTGTGCGTATTTCATAATTCAACGACGGCTTTGCGCAGTTCCTCCATAGGATGGCCCCATTGACCAAAGACGCTCTGACGGAACAGCATCATCGAGTCGTAGTAAGGCGTTTTCGGTCCCGGCAAAGCGTAGAGGTAATAGGCCATGACTGGGATGACGACCCAGGTCTTGACCCCCATTGCGGCAGACAAATGCGAGACCGACGTGCAAGAGCTGATGACGAGATCGCAGGACGCAACGGCGCGCTGGGTGTCCGTCCAGCTATCAAGCGGGACAGTCTCGACCCAGTCAGGCTTGGCGTCGAGATCGGCGTCGCGTTGCAGCGAGATGAACCGCACGCCGTCGCGCTTCACCGCGTCGAAGAACGGCGCAGGCGGGAACAGCTTGTGATGCTCCCTCTCGAACTGCTTGTTACCAGACCAGCGCAGGCCAATCGTTAATCCTTTGTGGGAAACCTTGGGTCGCGGAACGTAAGGTGTGCCGACAATATCGCTTAACTCTAGCCCGAGCGGAACCGGCGCCGACATAGCCGGAAGCCAGTAGTCGTGATACACGCCAAACTCTGCGCCGTGCTGGACGACGGCAGACACGCCAGCAATGTCCTTGAGCAACGCGCACAGACTGCCGCTGGACGATAGCACCACCTTGCAGCCGCGTTCGACCAGATTGGCCGTGTACCGCGCTTGATGAATCTGATCGCCTAGACCGCCTTCTAGGCGCAGCAGCACCGTGCCGACTTGACCGTTCCAGAGCGGCTGCGGCGTGTTTGGCGGCGCGTCACCAATAATCTTGGCACGTCGGCCCAGTTGCTGGAGACGGTATCCGAGTTGAATGTTGCCCTTCATCAGCTCATACCATCCGCGATTATACGCGGCGCGAGAGTCGTCGGGTCGTTCGACGGCCAGCTTGTCAGCGATGCGCTGGCCTTCGGCAAAGTTGCCTGTAACCGAAGCGGACAGTTGGAGGTCGAGGTCGTCAATCTGCGGCAGCGTGGTCGGCTTGTCGCGCCAAAACTCAGGATGGCAAAACTGCGAGTAGTGGTAGCCGAGAACGTCCTTGGCCGACTGGTTGTGCTGCCGTGCTAGTTTCGGCTTGATGTCGTGCATACCAGCATAGCCGTGGATAAACTCGTCGTTTTCCTTTACGCTCGATCCGTCGATGTGGTCTAGATCGTAGTCAAACGGCGGTAGGTCAAGAAAGGCGTGGATGCGGTCTAACTCGCGCTTCGGGTTCGCCAGCAAGTCCTCATACTCCACGAACAAAAAGCACTCGGGAAACGCACGGTATCCGGCCTCAAGCGTTTGGTACGCGGCTTTCAAGTGCGTGAACAGTTCGCCCTTTTCGACGAACGCGGTAAGGTTGTCTGGCTTGGCTACGCGCACAAACGAGGCAGCGCAGTCAGGCACGCTGCGGACTGTTGCGATGATTTTAGGCTGACAACCGAGCACCTGAGCCATTGAGCGGATAATCACCGGAACGGGCCATCCGCGACTCTTGTCGATGACAACTGGCTTGGTGGTTTCCTGCGCGTGAAACGATGTCGCAACTACGCGCATCGCGTGCTCAAGCTTTTTGCGCTTTGGGTCGCTGTCGTTTAGCAGCGGCGCGTTCTGCCATGTATTAGCCAGCCCGTCCAGCGCGTGTACCAGTCCCGAGGTCGTCGAGACGTGGGTGTTCGGGTTTTGATTGAGGACGGCTGCGAGGACGGTCGATCCAGAACGCGGCAGGCCGGAAAGCAAGTGGAGCGATTGGGTTGGCAAATTATTCCTCGGTGATGGCTGCGGTGTGGGCGCCTCCCGCTGCGACGCTTAGCCACGTTGTTAACGCTCCGACTTGGACGGGAGATGAACGTCTGGTAAGGTCTCCTAGGCCGAGTTGGCCGTTGGTGTTGAGGCCAAAGGTCCACAGCGTTCCATCAGTCTTGATCGCTGCGTTGTGGTAGAATCCCGCTGCGACGCTTAGCCACGTTGTTAACGATCCAACTTGGACGGGAGATGAACGGTAGTTAACGTCTCCTAGGCCGAGTTGGCCGTTGGTGTTGAGGCCAAAGGTCCACAACGTGCCGTCGGTTTTGATTGCTGCGGTGTGGGCGTTTCCCGCTGAGACGCTTAGCCACGTTGTTAACGCTCCGACTTGGACGGGAGATGAACGGTTGGTAACGTCTCCTAAGCCGAGTTGGCCGAAGGCGTTGAAGCCAAAAGTCCACAGCGTGCCGTCGGTTTTGATCGCTGCGGTGTGGACGTTTCCCGCTGCGACGCTTAGCCACGTTGTTAACGATCCAACTTGGACGGGAGATGAACGGTAGTTAACGTCTCCTAGGCCGAGTTGGCCGAATTGGTTGCGGCCAAAGGTCCACAACGTGCCGTCGGTTTTGATTGCTGCGGTGTGGGCGTTTCCCGCTGAGACGCTTGACCATGTTGTCAACGCTCCAACTTGGACAGGAGATGAACGGTTGCTACGGTCTCCTAGGCCGAGTTGGCCGACGTTGTTGTTGCCAAAGGTCCACAGCGTTCCGTCGGTTTTGATCGCTGCGTTGTGGTTGGCTCCCGCTGCAACGCTTAGCCACGTTGTTAACGCTCCAACTTGGACGGGAGATGAACGGTTGGTAACGTCTCCTAGGCCGAGTTGGCCGCTGGTGTTGAGGCCAAAGGTCCACAGCGTTCCGTCGCTTTTGATCGCTGCGGTGTGGTTGGCTCCCGCTGCAACGCTTAGCCACGTTGTTAACGCTCCGACTTGGACGGGAGATGAACGTCTGGTAAGGTCTCCTAGGCCGAGTTGGCCGTTGGTGTTGAGGCCAAAGGTGTAGAGTTCATACTCGGGTTCACCAGCCGCACCACCCGCCCCCATCATCAGTCGTTGACTAGTCGGGTCCATGTTAGTTGACGTAGTCTACCAACGCAGCGCCGCGCCAAGTTGTGCCGGCATCATCGGTCACGAAAATGAAGATGTGAGTCTTGCCAGCCGTCAAGGTTGGTGCCGTGTCCGCAGGCCACTTGACCGCAGCAGGCCAAGTCACCGCGCCGGATGTGTGAGTAAGTTCCAATGTAAACGCGAATGCTCTGGTCGCTGGTGCGTTGCTGAAGGTAAAAGTCGAGTCTGCCGCAATCGTCTTCGTGAAGTAGTTTCCATTCGCACAGTCTACGTCTAGCGACGGAACGGCAACGACGTTCTGCGCGTAGTTGCCTGAGATGTCCAGGCGTGCGGCAGGCGCAGTCAGAGCAATGCCGATGCGATCGACTGAGGCGTCACCGAACAGAAGATGCGTCTGCGTATCGCCCTCGAAGCGGAAGTCCTTGTCGGCTCCTGCCTCGTTAAACGTAAACGTGCCGCCGTCAAAGCCAACATCGCCGGTCGCGGTTATACTAGTGAACGCGCCTGTGCTGGCAGTCGTTGCGCCGACCGAAGTCCCGTTGATCGATCCGCCCGTGATCGAAACATTGCTGCTGTCCTGCGAGGAGATCGTGCCGAGTGAAGGCTTTCCGGTCAGGTCAGCATAGGTGCCAGAAGTTGCGACGGTTGCTAGTCCGCTGACCTCACTCGCAGCGATGGCAATCGTGATGCTTGCCGCAGTCGTGAGGCGACCCTTCGCATCGACGTTGAACTGCCCGACCTGAGTCGCGCTGCCGTAAGTGCCAGCCGCAACTGTCGTGTCCGACAACGCGAAATAAAGCGTGCCGCTGGTGGTAATCGGTCCGCCAGTCACCGAGATATCAGCCGATCCTTGAGCCGTGACGCTGGTCACCGTGCCGCCTGCATCCAGCGCAGACAAGGTGCCGCCGACGTAGGACAAACCAGTACCGACCGTGACCGGCGAGAAACCGCCTGAGCCGTTGCCAGCTAGAATCGCCGTGCCACTCGTAGCCGGTGCGA